GAATTCTAAAAATTTCATCCCCAGTCCTTAGCGGCTGTAAAGTTTGCTCTGGAAAATTCCAGTCTATCAACAAGTTTGAGTGCTGCTCCATCTCTAATAGCAACAAACCCCTCAGGGTTAGTAGCTCGTAGACCATTCTCTTCTTCAAGGAATGTGCCAACACTTTTGATCTTCGTCAACTTATTTATGATCATAACCTTAGCATCCATCAGGTTTTTAAACCCATCCAATGCTGAGTTCATGGAAGACCTGTTAGTATTTATGTATCTGACAGCTTCATTACGACGTTTCATCCACTCTGCTTTAGATTTCAAGGTCTTCTTCTTTGCCATCTCCTTGTTAAACTTCTCATCAATGAAGCAACAGAATTGTTTTGACATTACTTGAGCACTAGGTACCCTACCCTCTCGTACGACTTGGTTAAAGTATACCTTAAACAATGCAGGTAATGTAAATGGTCCTTTACCTACGTCTTGCACACCCTTAATGAATGAAGCACCTTGTCTTAGGTTTCTCTCAGCAGAAAGGATAGTCCTATCTACATTTGCTTTCTCAACCATAGTAAGGTTGGCAGCACCATCTACATTAGTAAACTCTGAGGAGAATACTGCTACATCCTTCTTACCTTGTAGTCCACTGACATCAGCACCAAAACCTGCCACCATGTCTGCGATAGTCCTACCATTATACTCTGTATGAAATACTATACCTAACTTACTTTCTCCTACCTTCTTACCCAACTCACTATCAACATCAATAGTATATGTAATAGTATTAGGTCTGAAACTATAGGTGCGTTTACCCTCTAGCATTATTACTGCTGGTGTCTTTTGATATAGGAGATCACCTTGTAGCACACCTTGTATAGGTAGAGTAGATAGTCTCTGTAAACAATTTTTAAGGATACCCCCAACAGTCGAACCTGGATAGAATCTGTCTGCATCTGCTTCACTGTATACTATCTTTGGATCTGTCTTATTAAATACTGACTTAGTACCAACAAAAAACCTACCGTCCTGTGGATCCCTACCACATATAATAGCAGGTGCACCATCCCATTTGGTAGTGACCTTCATCTGTGCACCACCACTTCCTGTAGTCAGCATTTCTCTCAGTGACTTCAGAAAATTGATTGAATTTGTAACACCAGCAGGACCACTGTTAAAAATGTCGTCTTCTAGGTGCTCTAGGTGTGTGTTTTTTGCCATAATAGTTTTGGGAGAATTACCCATCGGTGCAAGCACGTCATCGATTCATCCCATACAAGTATTATAACAGAGTGAGGGGTGAATGGGTGACTCAGTGGACACTTATTAATCTGGTACCAAGCACTTAGATACCATGATCTCTTTGAATTGGGGTGTCATGTTTGCAAAGAACTGAGGTTGTGGTGTGAATTTACCCTTGTATCTCAACTCTAAGACTAGGATAGGGACATTTGCCTTTGATATCTTAAAGAATATCTTAGCAGCATCTGCTTTATCAGTAGCATCATGGTCTACTTCTATCTCATATTTCTTTCTCTTACCAGCAAGTTTCCTTAGACCACATAGTATAGTATGTTGATCAGTATAGGTACCTGTACCAAGAGCAAGTTTATAATCAGTTGTCTTTGGTATCTTACTGACTGTACCAACACCAGTTATCAAACCAAACCCAAACCTATACTTAGCTAGACTCTTATCAGCAGAAAGATCATCACTTAACTTAACTTTTAGTACCAAATTAATTAACTGGTTAGCAAAGTCTTCCCCGAACCCAAGGACAATCTCCCTGAACTTCTCCCATAATTTATTATCCTTTCTCTTTAAGTCATCATTAACAAAGGTCTTCATGTCTGGTAGTTTACATGAAGCAGGCTCTTTACTATAACCCTCTACATGATTACCTTTAGCATCAATATAAGGATACTTAAACTGCTGTGCTTTATCTCTGTGAGCAAAGAGAGTCTTACGAGTGTTACCTCTAAACAGTTCTGAGTCACTCATATTTTTAGACAGATCATTACCATCCTCATCCTCAAGGTTAAGAATACCTTCTTCTATTGCATCCCTTACCCTTGCAGCAAAGTATCCTGTCCTTCTCTCATCTAATTCTTCTCGTGCTTTCTTGAAGACATTGTTAGGACCATCACCATTGATAAGAGTAGTGAATGCTTTATTAATAAGAGTAGGATCTGCTGAGTTTGACTTAGGTTTCTTCTTCAAAGAGACCCCAAAGTATTGTCTATCAGCAGTCTTTATAATAATATCTGATGAGTTATAATCATCGAATCCGTACGCACTTATCCTAAACTTCTGGACTTCACCAGGCCATACGTTACCTGTCATGAACACACGATTGGCTTTGATATCCTGTGCTTGTTTATGATCGTGTGCTAACCACTTCTTAACTGCTATGGCAGCAGAGATACCTTGTAATGCATTCTTTAATAAGTCTGATCTCTTCTTATCATTCAGCTTAGGAATGCACTGCCTCATATAGTCAACAAATTCTTTCTTACTGGATCCATATTGAACATTAGATCCATTGTTAACTATAACAGCAGTCTTGTTAACCCATTCTTGTAAACATTTCTCAGACTTAGTTGCAGCTTTCAACTGAGTGGTGCTATAAAACATTGCACCTGCTAACATTATCTCTGAATACTCTAAAGCCATTAAAAAAGAGGGGAGCTACCCCTCTATTTAGTCTTTGTGTGTTAGTTATAATAGGGGAGGTTGGATTCCTGTATTACCAACAAGAGCAGGGCATTTCTACAGTTTAGAATTACCACTCTGCCTACGACCTACTTGGTTTGTAGTTCTGCCATTCCTGACAGCGAGCACCACCTCTGTCGCATCACCTTAACCAGCTATATGCCAGTAAGTTTATTCAGTCACTCCCAGTGTTGCGTCCAACAGATATAATATACCACCCCTGTCAACTATTGTCAACCACCTCTCCAATTATCCAGGATTCCTCATCAATCAACTCCATACATGCTTCAGCAAATGGTGTCACTAGAGCAAACCCTATACCACAGTTGAATACCCTTCTCAACTCTTCCTCTGATATATCCTCAGTGAGAGGGTTGGTCTGAGCACCCCTCTGTATTACATTGTATATCTCTGGTCTCTCCCATGATGTCCAGTCGATCTTAGCATGAAGACCTGCTGGTATAACTCTATCAATATTCTCCTGTAGTCCACCACCTGTGATGTGTGCCATACCAAAGACACTATGCTCACCATATGCTGTCATTAGTTTTTGTACCATAGGTGCATAGATGTGAGTAGGAGTAAGTAACTCTGGATGCTCCTTGTATACTAACTCATGTCTCCACAACATATCATTAATGAGACTAAACCCATTACTATGCAGTCCACTACTTGCTACACCAACTATCCTGTCACCTGGTTTGATACCAGTACCATCAATTAAGTTACCTTCATGCTCTATTATACCTGTACAGAATCCTGCTAGGTCATAGTCATTCTGTCTATAATGCTCTGCTGTCTCTCCACCCAACAGTTTCATACCTGATATCTCACATCCTTTGTAGATACCTACCATAATATCTGCTACGTTAGCATCTATCTTCTTAGTGGAGATATAATCTAAGAAGTATAATGGTTTAGCACCACTGGTTACTACATCATTAACACACATGGCTACTAGATCTATACCAATAGTAGTATAGTCACCAGCAACTGCTGCTATATTAATCTTAGTCCCTACACCATCAGCACCAGAGACTAGTAACTGACCGTCAGGTAGTGGGTATATCCCTGAGAAACCACCCACTCCTGGTATTGTCTTGGCAAACTCATTGCCTTTGTCAATGTCTACAGGGTATCTCATATGTCACAAGGTGCTTCATCAAAGGAAAGATCTACTAACTTTTTATACTTCGTATACAACTCACCCATCTTAGGTTCTGTTGCTCGTGACTTCCACATCTGTCTTAGGATGTGTTGCATATCATCCATTGGTACTACTACCGAAAGACTACCGTTAGTATGTGCTTCCATTATATGTCACCAGGTGCTCTGTTTTCTGAGTATCCTACCTCAAACATTTGATTAGGATAACGTGCTGCTAACTTAAGTGTATTAATATAGATGACTTCATCAAGTCTGATGTTTAATGCTAGTGCTGCTTGTGCAACGTACCACATGATGTCACCTAATTCCTTCTGAAGATGCTCTTTATTCTTAGCATCATATGGTTTGCCTTGGAATTTTAACTTCTTAACTATCTCCATAAACTCTCCACCCTCTGCACATATACCTGATGCAGCAGTGTCTAACCTAGAAATGTCACAACCTGCACCTTTCAACTCACCATACCTTGATATGAGAGCATTGAAATCTTTACTAGCAGGTGATGTGACTTGATCTACAAACTTCATGTAGTTATCTAAGTCAACCTCAAACTTCTTCTCTCCATCCTTCTCTGCCTTGGTCTTCTCCTTAATCCTTTGCTTCATTCTCTCCTTAGCCTTAGGAGCAGTGTCCATATTCTCACTGTCTAGCATCTCCTCTGGAGTCTTAGGAGTTTCCTGACTCATCTTCTTTGCCTTTGCCTCAGCATCCTCTACTCTATCTCTGGAGGCATTGGATATCTCTTCAGCAGCTTTCTCACTCTCGTAATTGTCACCTGGTGTGTTTGTAAATGTTTCAGACATTAGATTTTAAATCCATCAAAGGTTTTCTTAGGGTTGGTAGCAGGTTCTATATCACCTGCATCGATGATATCATCTTGTGCTCCTTGATCACAATCATACAGCCTCATCTTAGCTCTGTCAATACCCACAACGAATCTCTTATACATTGTAGGATCATTGTATCTATTCTTCAACTGCTTGATCATTATCTGTCCGAGCTCTTCCATTTCCTCATTAGATATGAGAGCGAGCATAAGGTCAGCAGTAGCAGGGAGTCCGAAAGACTCTGACGTGTCAGTAAGGTCAGGATCGCTAGACCCGAAACCAGCACGAGTAGTTTGAGTAGCACTGACAATTGGTAGATCATATTCGACAGCCAATCCCCTGAGTTCCTCAGCAATCGCTTTAACATAAGTGTAACTGTTTACAATGGTACCTTTATACCGTGCTGAAGCACAGATATTTAGATAGTCCACGAATATAATATCAGGACTGAATCCCTTCTTCATAGACAACTCATTTAAGAGTGCCTTAAAGTGACCCACATGTGCAGATGCTGTGGGATATTCCTTGATGATTAACTTACCCTGTGTCTTCTTAGTTAACTCCAGCAACTTGGAGGAGTACTTTTCTTTTGAGAGGAGAGGGCTGTTGAGTTGTTGGATCGGGATGTCCAAAAGGTTGGCATCAATTCGCTCTGCAATTTTCTCCTCTGCCATTTCCATTGTAATGTAGAGAACGTTCCTCCCTTGGAGCAGCACGGAGCTAGCAACGTGGCACATGAATAAAGACTTGCCGACACCCGTACCAGCAAGAGCGATATTAAGAGTCTTATTAGGTAGACCACCTTTTGTAATTTTGTTAAGATACTCGATATCAAACGGTATCTTCTCTTCCTTCCTGTGATAGAAGTCGTATCGGTCATCAGAATCCTGTATGTAATCGTGTCCAACATGATCATCAAAACACACACCAAGAGCCTCGGACATGATACTAGG